GATGCTCGGTTTGCCGGAATCCGGCGCTGCTGCGTTAGGATCAGTAGCTTCTAAAATATTTTCAAAAATAGAATTTAATCGGTCGTATGATGTTGCTTCTTTAACTGGTCTTGGCTTCTGAGCAGCTTGCATTTTTCGTGCTTGTAGTTGCGCCTGCGTTCGTTGTGCAGCAGTCATTTTTTGTCCGGTGGGTTGAATACCTGCTTTAGTTTGCATCTTAGCTGTTGCAGTCTGCTGTGGACTCATAGTCTGCCCGGTTTGCTGTGCAGGAGGAACCTGCGTAGGGGAAGTTGTTGGAACAGCAGCAGTTGGCTTCGGAGATAAGGGAGGAGATGGGGAAGGAGGAGGCCCCGGAGTAGTATTCCCTGCCATAGTCTTTTTAGGATCAATAAATTTGCCACTTATCCCGTTACTAATAGAAGTTATTGCGTCATCCACAAAGTCTTTGATGAAAGCATTCTGTGTCAAAGTTTGCTTAGTTCCCTTTCTGGATAGCAATCCGGACACTGCGGCAACTGGAGTGGCCCCTAGCATACTACTTAATACACCTTCCTCTAAATTTTCAGGCGAACCAAACTCATTTATCTTCATTTTTCTTCCTCACGGCTTTAGAAAATCTTGCTTGGTCTTTACCCTTAATTGCACTAAGCAATTTTTTTTCAAGCAATTCGGCCTTGTCGGAAGAATAGTGTTTCTGCATTAATTCAATTAGATTAATTGCACTAGCGATGACGTTAGAGGCACGAGACTCAATGACATTGTTGATGTCACGGGTGTCGCCGTACGACTGGAGTTCTTCTAAAAGACTTCTTGTTCGTTTTTGCATAATAAGTAAAGACCCTACTGATTGTATTTATTCAAAAAAATTATTTCTTTAGTGAATTTAACAAGGTCTTTAGCTTTGCACTTTGTACATCTGCAACTACATGTTTTGGCGAAAAGTTAACAGTGTCGTTAAGAACTTCATTAGTAGAACCAACTTGACTTGTAGTTTTGATTTGACTTAGAATCTGATTTGGACTTGGGGCACGTTGTTGATCCTCGTCACCTCCATCATCAGTAATACGCATAGTTTCCATATTGTAGTCAAGATCAATCTTCTGACCTACCCCAGTAGAACTACGAGACTTCATGCACTGAATCTGATACTTACCACGCTCTTTCATAGAACGTGACGTAAAGATACCGAACACATAGTCAGCAGTATTAATCTTAGAGATACCGCCTGCAATGTGACTGTGATCGAATTCGATTTCTTCAACTGCCGAACGGTTCAACTGCGAAGCAGTAATCAACAGAACGCCTAGCTCCTTCGCCAAATTACGAAGTTCTTCTGATACATACTTGTCTTTAATAAACTGATCGTTTGGATTGACTTTTACTGAGACAGGCATAACAAGATCAAGATAGTCAACCATAACAAAGTCAATCTTAATACTAGTCTGAATCTGCACTTCTTTGATATAAGAACGAATAGCATTCACGTTGCTTTGCGCGGGCATCCCCTTAACCCGATACTTACCCATCTTTTTACCAGCCATCTTGACTCGGAATTCAGCATCATCTAGATTCTTACGAATGTCTTTCGTACTCATACTTGTAAGCATGGCGTCAGTACGAAGCGAAGTTAATTCTTCTGAAAGTTCGAGAGTGATATAGACTCCGCTCAATCCTTGACTCAACCAGTTAAGTGCGATGTTCATCATGACCAAGGACTTACCAGAACCAGAGCCGCCTGCAAAGATATTCAATTCGCCACGAGACATGCCGCCATACATAACACGATCAAGTTGAGGCCAACCAGTCGATACCTGACCACCTGCATTGAAGTATTTGTTAAGACGATCCTTCGGATCAGCAAAATAATCTGTACCCATGTCACGCTGTAGACTGATTTGAACCGCGTCTCTAACTAGCTTTTCTACTGGATCAAAGTCTCCCTTTTCCAACATATCCGCTGCTGTAAGAATAGCCCGTTCAAGTTCTTGCCGTTTAGTAAACTTCTCAAACTCCTCAAGAAACCAGTCATAATGACCTTCCTCAAGATTGGGAACTTGTTCGAGCATAGTGCCAGTTGTTGCCTTGATCTGAGTTGGATCAGGCATGACGCTATACTGAGTAGTATGTTCAACTATAAACTCAGCAACAGGACGAAGACTACGATCAAAGTTTTCCGGATTCATGATGTTCATCACGCGGGTATAGAGTTCCGCGTTTGTCACCATCATCTGCAAGAATAGTGTTTGTACGTCTGTGTTATAGTCTTTTATCAAGTCGGTTCCTCATCATCTGTAGTTTGATTTTGCTGTTAGTGGCGTTTTGCAATATACTTAGTAGTGTCGGAAGTCGCCCATACTTTAATACAGCATCGTTGGCGTCCTTTATTCCCTCTCCCCAATCCGGAAGCGACACTTGAAACCCCAATTCCAATGCTCTATCAATGATTCCTAGACCAGTCTTATCTATGTCCGGAACAACAATGATTCTGCGATTCAATCTACGCAGGACTTCTGCTTGTTCATCGCTAATTGTTTCATGGGTCAACGCACATCCATTGAATGATAGAGCATCAAAAATGCCCTCAAAGACAAGACAGACTTCATACTCTGGCTTCTGTAGATCATAGCCGAATACAAATCCGGGCTGTTGCTCTTTGATATACTTTGGAATACGATTATCAAGATAGCGACTAATATGACCCACTATCTTGTTTTCAAATGTATATGGGATGATGATACGATTAGCGTTTCGTCCATCATCTGTTGGCGTAATCATGAAAGGATAGTCGGTTAGTCCGATGCCTCTATTCTTGAGATATTCAACAAACATTACATGATTTGGATTATCTTCCTGAATCATTTCTGCATCATTTGGTAGAGCAACTTCGTTGAACTTGACCTTAAGCTTTTTCTTCTTTACTAGCATGATTTCTAGTAGGTCTTTGTTCTGTAAACTCTCTAAGTTCCACTTGTTGATTTGCATGTCATCAACGCCGCACCAAACAAATAGCTGCCGCAAGTTTCTGCTAATGTGCTTACCTAACTGAAATCCGCATTTAAATCCGCAGTTGAAGCAATGATATGACCAGTTGTACTCTCCGTCAAATCTGAGTCCACCCCGGGCGCGCTTGTCTGCTTTATGCCCGCGATGATGACAGCAGACGGCATTGAAACTGTGCCATCCACTCTGAGTGAGCTTCTTCTTGCCCGGAACTACGGTCAATATATCAAACATATATGCTATTATAACACAGTTGCTACAAAAAGCAACTGTTCTGGTTAATTATCGGGCTAAAATATTAGTTACGGCGCCCGCATTACTAGTGAATGACATGCGAACAAAAGGATGGAACCCTATTATGGTATAGCCCTTAGTTTCAGTAATATTAGCTAAATCCGGATCCACTTCAATAGGATACCAATCACCATCCACGATGCTGGAACCTTGGATAGTAACATTACCGTAGAATTCATCATAATGAGTCTGGATTGTAAGGATTGGGCTGTCGTCTGTATTAATAACACTTGTTACATATGTTAAATTACTAGTTTCATTGTTCGCTAGATTAGGGAATGCCTGACCAGTTGGAATAGAGATATTAGAAGACGGGACAAATGATGGAAGAACTGAGTTGACAATATACATATCACCTCTTGCCCCGGCATTCTGATCAACAAATACAGGATAATCAAATTCCCCTACCGGAATCTCTAGTGAATATAATCCCTTTTGCGGAATGATGTCTTCAATCTCTGCCGCATTCAAATTCAATGAAGCGATACCAGTTAATCCAAGATCAACATCAAGAGCTTTGGCAATCACGACAGCCGTACCTGCGGTGTTTAACACTCTGCAAGTGATGCTCTTCCCTGTAATATCTACTGGCTTCTGTTCTTGATTCAAGAACTGAAACTGAATCTTGTTGTCTACACCCTTGTTGAGTGTTAGTGGTTTTGCATATACTGGCATATATTTCCTCGGTGAGTTACCTGAAAGGAGCACAACTATCTGTCTTTGAGTATAGACGAAAACTGATGTAGTATACAACCGGATGCTCCTTGATGTAGTATTTATGCCCAATAATATTAAAATATTACTTTGGAAAAATTAGTGTAAATATACTGTATGGACGCTAACGACTTTTTCAGCAAACTCAGCGAGGCCCACCCTTTCATCTCTATATGTTCCTATGCCTCACAAGATTATGTAGGCATCATACAAAATCGTGATGACACCGTGACAACAATCTATGATTATGGTGCAATTATATCACCTGATTTAAAAGCTAAGTTTTTAGAGCTAGGGGAAATCTGGTGGTGGGAAAGTAATCGTACTATTCCTATTAACCTTTTCCTTAAAGAAGAATGGGTAATGTTTAAACCATTCATCAAAACATTTAATAACAAGAGCTTAGATATTGTTCACGGACCAGTTGTCAGCATGAATGAGTTTATCAAGAAGCGCAGCAAGCGCAAATCCATCACTCTTGTTAAGCGTATTATTTAGGGCCACATTTCCTTATCATTGAGCATTTCATCACGCTCTTCGGGTGTTGTCTTGTTTGTAGTAATACCCCAAACAGTACATATAATTAACCCAATGATGAATAGAAATAGATAGGTGTTGATTGTCATTAGTCTTCCATATCTCTATACTTCAAGTACAATTCGTATGCACGATCTGCTAGGTCCTGTGAGCCATTTTGCTCTAATACTTGCTGGTGATAAACCATTAACGCCATTGCAATAAGACCATTGTCAGTAGCAAATACTACATCTTCGTCCATTATTCACCCTTAGGAAATAACTTGAGTGAAGAACACTTAATCCATCTTTCATTGCGGTCACGGACAGTAATATCAATTTCGCCGGTTTCGTCATCAAGGTTAACCTGAGCTGGATGATCTTCTCCAAACTCAATCTTAAGGTCTTCCATAATCTTGTCGCAAAGTTCTTCGTTAATTGTCTCAAAAAGATACTTCTCAATAATATCTTTTATCTTGTTTCCAGTTACTTGATCAATAGTGCTGTCTAAGGTATACTCAGTTGTGTCAAAAGTTGCCATAATAGTTCTCCATTTCTATGTTATTTACGTTGAGGGAAACTGCTTAGAAGTTTTTCTCTCAGCCCTTTTTTCTTCTTTCTTTCGTTTGTCTTTAGCCATCTTAAATGATAGATTTCCAACTCGCTGATCAAATGTGATTCCAAGCAAGTGATCATATTCGTGCAAGAATACACGGGACTCTAAACCAGTCAGTTCACGTTCAATGACTTCTCCGGTAATAGTCTGATACTGCACGTTGCAAGATGCAGGGCGTTTCACTTTCATGAACAACTCAGGGAATGACAGACACCCCTCGAGGTCTAATTCACGTTCTTCCGATAATGAAACAATCTTAGGATTGATACATGCAATCAACTTAGTGAAGTTACCCATGATGAAGATGCGCTTCTTAATGCCGACTTGAGGGGCAGCAAGTCCTACGCCGCCATTGTCAGCCATAAACTTTGACATAGCTCTAACAAGTTCTTCGGGGCTACCGTCAATTCTAAAGTTCCATTCTTCTGAGACTTCAAGTAAATCTGAATGGCCTTCCGACAATAGTGATAGGTTAAGTTCAGTCATTGGTTGCATCACCTTTTCTATAGCTGTACCAAATTGTTTCAACAGGAGTCTCAACACTAAATGATTCCTGCTTCATGCCTTCACGCAATCTTTTAGCAATCTCAATTGCTTTGCTAGTGAGAGTAGTAGGGTCTGCCGGGAATCTAGGGTAATTAATTAACCCCACTTGCAGCCCGTTTTCAGTACCTTCTTTATAAATATACTCTACCATCGTAATAGTAACACAGAATCCTACTTCATCACAATATTTCTTTAAAATCTTTTGTGCAGTAGTGTATTTTCCCGCAATGTGAATAGTAATCGGGAATGACTTTTCAACTTTAACTAATGGTTTCATACTTCTATGCCGTATTCTTTCAATATTGCAGTGTAATGCTGTTCGCCGAGGTGAACATGGTCTACAAAGTGGTCTGCTGCATTTTCGTCCGCCATATCACTGATATACTTGTAGCAGATAAATTCTACTCCTGCAATTGCACATGCTTTAGCAATAGCAAATGCTTCCATATCAACTAGGTCAGCATTGATATTATATGTGTCAGTTACAAAGTTGTCACCTGTACTCAGTGACCATCCATTGTTACCGATGACGATAGGTTCGTGTAACGCTGCTGCTTGAGGACCCACAATGCATCCGCCGAGGATAACGTCACGTTGACTGAATGTAGTACACTCGTAGATGCCACCGTGAGTTGCAGTTATGCCACCAGCAGTACCAAAGTTGAATACACGAGTAGGTTTGTGTCGCTCAATAAGTGTAGCAGCAACAATTGCAGCATTGACTTTGCCAACACCAGTATAGAATACGTTGCTCTTACCTACAAGCGAAGGGGCCTCTTCTGGCATTGCTAATAAAATAATATCATTCATGCAAAAATTCCATATACTAATACAGTAAGAATAAACATATTGCACGTTAACAATGCCATATCCCGGTCTTTGTAAGAAGCATATGCCCACAGTGTGGTTCCCATAAATCCAACAATCATGTCTTCAACATGGTATCCAAACGCACGAAGAATAGTTGCGATGATAACGCCGGCTGTGCCTAGCCACTTAATTGTTTTCATTAGTGTTAATGCTCTCACCATTTTTGCAACGATGGCTCCAATCGTTTTTGCCCACTTAATCAGAATCATAAGTCACCAATGACAGACATTGTACGCCTGCCTCACGAATTTTTTCACTACCCCTAAGATAGCGAAGATCAATGACACAAGCATAAAATATATCATTAGGTTCGACCCCGAGCCGAATCAATAATTGAATGATAGCAAGTGCTGTTCCCCCGGTAGCATTAACATCATCGATGATTCCTACCTTAGTTCCTAAACCAATATCAGTATCACCTTTAATCTCTAGACTTCCACTACCATATTCATAATCATATGTCTGAGTAATGACCGGAGGAGGCAATTTACCGGGCTTACGAATCATGTGAAAGGGTAGATTTGTTTCAGCAGCAACAGGAGCGCCCCAAATGAACCCTCGTGCGTCCGGCGCAACAATACAGTTAACATCATTAACTAACATAAACATGTTAAGGCGATCTAATGTCCAGCGAAAATCCCCGGGATTAGTTAGCACCTTACTAAGGTCTTTAAAGTTTACGCCTTCGACGGGCCAATCTTTAATTTCGGTAATAGAATTCTTAATCATTTTGTTCCTTCATTAAGTTCATGTGAACTACAACCAATTGCGAATATGCTACTGCATGACTGCGTTTAAACGAATAACCAGTAAGATCCTTGTCCCAAACAGTCTTGTTAATCTCTTTCCAAGTTTTACCAAGCAAATGACGCTTTGCGGGGCGAATAGCTGCTAGAAACATTGCAAGTCTAGGGATGCTGTTGATAGGTTCTGGCATTCTAGATATTAGATCATACGAGTTACCCAAGTGAATCAGTTGCTCTACTATTGTCTTGTCATTCAGCATTGTCCAATCAGGTTCATACATAAGCTGAATAAGATGTTCTTCGTTCTTGACTTGTCCATACACATGCACGTTCAGCAAGTCAAGTTTAAAGTAGCCTCGTTTCTCTGCTTCTTTGTAGTCAATAGCAGCCATATCGTGTACTGGATCGTATGGAATGTCAGTAATATGCACACCAGTAGCATGTTTACGAGTAGGAGTAATCTTGAGCATTGCCGCAGGAATATGATTGATGACTGCAAGTAACTTCTCGCGGTCAGGCAAATCAATATCTACGTCTGCATCAATTCTCATTTATTTCCATTTCAATATAAAGAAAGTATACAGCTTTTCATCCACAATGTCATACTTATCGGTTATTTTTCCGTAATCAATATGCATTTTGATACCGTACTTTTGTTCTACGTATCTACCGAAGTCCTCAGTGTCAAATGGTCCTTGCTGTATGATACAATCAGCAATGTATTCTGCACGAATGTCCTTAAGGACATTCCAGTAACTCCACCGATTCTTGCGAAATTCAAGGTCGGGGTCTTGTGGATCATAGTCTTCAAAATAAATTGGGACTTTCATCGAATG